TGAACACTCTCGTCCTCGTCTAGCTCTTCAATCAGGCGGATCAAACGTGCGGGATCATCTAAGACGTCAGAGTAGAGGTAGACATTCTCGTGTAGTTTCTCTTCTAAGTACATTATTTTCCTAACTAAACTGCCACATTGGTGGCTGATCTTGAATTGCATTGGCGTTAATCATCCAGCGCTTAACGTTTGGCCCTATCTCGGATACCCAGTGTTCGTATGGGAAGGCGCAAGGGAAAATTACTATGTCTCCTGCTTCGGGCTTATGTGAGCCTTCAACATAATCTGACTCGCTGTAAGTACCGTCAGCTTGCTTGTTATAGCTACGAACAGTTACTGCTCCGCCTTCTCCGTAATCATCATTTAAGTAGAGATTATAGGCAAAAGTTTGATTTGCCCAGTCCCATTCTTCTTTTTCATCCTGATTGCCACCTTCGCCGCTAGGGTGTAGGTGCAGATGCCCAGAATAGTCAGAGTGAGGACCGACGCCCTGTGGGCCCTGGTAGTATCTAAACTCTAGGGGAGCATGCTGAATTATGTTTATATTCAGATCCCATCTAGTCATGTAGTCATCAACAGCCTTCTCAAAAAGGGCTAAAACCTCAAGCATGGGTGCGTAAGCTGTATCATCAGATTTAGGGTCAGGGTATGTAGCTTTAAAATCTTTGAATATAGGTCCACCTAGTATCCCGTAGTCTAAATCTTCAGGCTTTCTATACTTCTCGAATATTGGACGTCGCCTTAAGCCGTCTTGGTCCTCCCACTCATTTGCTTCTTCTAGTAGGTACCCGTGGCCAGAAGGCGCGGTGTAGAAAGATTCCACCAAAGCGTTACAGGTCTCCCTGGATAATGCCGACTTGTAGACCGTGGCGTACTTGACTAGATCAGATCCCTCTAATGGCATCTTTACGCCCTCCTATGCTCTTTGATCGTCCAGAAAAAGGGACACACAAATCTAATACCGGATTTAATCTCAGTGACGCCGTGTATGTAATGCATATCTCCTGGGAAAAAGTAAGCAGCTCCTGCTTTAGGCTTGAACTGTATGCCTTGGTTCGGGAAATAGAGCTCTCCACCTTCATAGTCATCATTTATGTAGAAAAGTCCAGCAATGTCGTAGTACGGGAAGTCGTTGGGCTTACCGCGGTTCTCGCCTTCGTGTAGCTCCTTATCAGCGTGTGGCTGCTGGCGCTGACCGGGCAGCCATCTAACAATCGCTGGGCTTGTAGCATGTGCGTCTACGCCAAAAAACTCATCTACTCTAATCTTTAATCGAAGCTGCATCTCACTAATAATCTTAGGAATCTCTGGATTGACAAGGGTAAGAGTTGGTGCGGTTGCAACTCTATGGTCCCAGTAGCTAGAGTCGTATATAACCACACCTTCGTCATTGTAGTGGGTCTCAGTTTGATCCCAAGTGGTGTTGGTCTTAGAGAACTCGGTAAGAATTGAAAGCTCATCCTCTGTCATAAAATCCTCTATTGCGATAATATTATCTACGGAGTCACCAAAAAATCCCGAGGGCGTGGTCGAATTATAGTCTCCGCCTGATATGTTTGTAACTTTATCTGTCATAGCCATAGTACTATCTTACTCTATTCATATTTACGTCTTTCCCAGACTTGTTTTTGGTATATGCCACCATCTGGTTGCCTATACTTAGCACTGTTTTCTTGGTTTTTTTGCATCATTGTCGGCATGTCAATAGTGGCGTCTATCTCGGAAGTCCAGTCTTCACGCTTAAATGGCAACAATTGAGCATACGGTGTTCCGGCCGGAATAACCCCCGTGAAGCCCTTGACGATATAGAAGGGCATGGTGCCTGGCAAGTGAACGTGATCATTATCAATGATCCCGCTGGTAGTGAGGAACGGTAACTCAAACCTGTTAAAAGGCTGAGTATAGAGGACACTATATCCCTCTGGAACCTCTACTGCCCAATCCGACCACCAAGCAAAGTGCATCTGATGGTAACCCATTGGCGCCTTGAACTGGGGCATTGCGGGTCTAAAGGCTACAAAGTCTTTATGTTTTTCGTCATGAATCCTATATTGAATACCCCCTGAGGCATCTTCGAAAAACTCTACGTCGCAGGGGGTTCTGTACACATAACCCGTTCCCATGATGTCGTAAATTGCTGGGCATGCTTTCCACGTAGGTATCTTCCCACTGCCGTCTGGCATCTCCCACGGTTTTCCAGTCATAGGATTTTGAGCAAAGCGATCAGCACTCTTATACCAGTCTGGAATAGTTTTTAAAGTTGCCTTTGGAGCAGAGCTACTCTCGCCGGTAAGCCACGGTCTATTTCGAACAAATTTAATCAGCTGCGTTATTTTTGCCATCTGTGCCCTCTACCTCATAACTTTCTCCTGTAAAGGGGCAGCTGACTGTTTTCAGCCTAATTGACTTAGTTTCGTGCTCGCCTACTGAATCTCCTTTATAGTCTAGTGCTTCTCTATACATTTTTGACCAATCTCCCACGCCGTTTTTTATCTGAGCAGCGTCACCGTATTTTCTTACTTCTTGCCAGTACTCATGGGTGGCATAGCCATCCGATATCTCCATCGAATACTCATCCTCTAAGCCACTCAAGGAAATTGGAAGAATTGCTGCGATGGGCGTCCCCGCTGGTATGACTATTTCTTGATTCGGCTCCGTTAGCCTCCACCCCAAAGGGAGCTCATGCATATAAAATGATGTGCTTATTAATGTTGTGTAGCATTGAGCACCTCTGGTAAATAAATTTGGCACTGGCATTGCTAGAAGGGATGTGCTGGAATCCGTTCTAAACTGCAAAGACGAGTGAAAACTAAGAGTGGCATTTCCTCTAGTGTTGCTGACAAACTCTGCACCTTCAAGTATTGTTACGTGATCAGGCGTGGTGTCAGTTACGCCGTCCCAAACAACTCGGATATCACCTGGAAAAGAAATTCCCCACCCTAGCCTGTTGGTAAGATTTAACGGAAAGCACATGTAAGCGTGCTTCTCAGGGGTATCATCCATCCAGCCTCGCTTGGCTTGTAGCTGCTCTAGGTCTGCCCCTCCGGGCTTAGTCTTCTGTACCGAGATAGTCCCCATTAGGAACCAGTTTCCTCAAAGAAGTCTGGCTTATGGAACTTATCTGAATAATCAAGCATTGTTACCATGGAGTACTTCGTACCAGAGGTTACGGGCATGGCGCGGTGCGGATACATAAAGTTTGACGGGAAGATGTAAACATCTCCAGCTTTTGGCTTAATCTTCACATTCTGTAGACGGAAATAGAGTTCGCCGCCCTCCCAGTCATCAGTGGGGAACGCAACTATGGACACAACACAATTGTAGGAGTATCCGTGATCATGGTGCTCCTGAAAGTGCTGCCCTTCGTGGTAGCGTACATAATTTGTTGCTTCCCAGTAGCGTAGCTCTCCAACGTTATAACGTCTGGTATAGTCTTTTACTACTTGCATCTGCCTATGATTTACATCATCAGACAGTGACCTAAGCCTATCTCCGTGCTCCGACTCGTCGGAATCCAGGTCTGCTCTCTTATACTTAAAATCTACACAGTCGCGGTACTCTGGCATTTTCATTGAGTAGCCGACCATAGCTTCACGATAGTTGTAATCGTTATTGGGATCGTCTATAACTGATTCCAGTCTATTTACTATATCCAAGCCAACAGGAAGAACGTCTCTGTAAACCCAGATTCCAGATCCAGGTATAACCTCTTGTGCATCACTCCAGGTCTGCTCTTCTATTGTGTACCAGGTACGAAGACGTTGATCTAAATTAGACTGCTCTTGCTTACTTTTTTCAGAGGCCTCGAGGTCTTTTAGCTCCTGTTGCTCCATAGCTGCTTCGCCTAGTTCATTATACATGGGTTCCTTAATACTTTAGTTCGTAGCTTTTGATGGTCTGAGATACTTTTTGATTAACTCCGTCACGATCATTGTAGTCGGTCATGACGACAACAGAGTATTTAACCCCACTAAACATTTCCTGTGAGGCGTGCTCATAGATAAATGTCGAGGGGAATATTGCAATGTCTCCAGGTTTCGGAGTGAGCTCTAGCCCAAATCTGGGGAAATAGAGCTCTCCACCTTCATAGTCGTCATTAAGATAAATTACAGCTGACACCGTGGCAACATACGTGGGCCCGTGATCTGCATGAATTTTAAAGTGAGTACCTGCACCGTCATACTTAACAAAATTAAATGCTTCATATTTTTGAATGCCTACACCCCAGTAGCGGCCATAGTCATCCATGCACTTTTGTAGTTTCCTAAATATTTCTTCGTGCAGGTCATACAACTCGGCGTTCCTGGAGTTGCGCTCCCCGTGTGAGTTTTTTGCTATCTTAAAGTCTTGAGCATTTCTTGCGGATAAAGTGGCCTCTTCACTTTGCGTGACTTTAGCACCACCCCAAAAGAACTCATCGTTATCATTGAGTGAGGACTCTAAAGTCTCTATATACCTAGCACCATCAGCTTCTGAGAACACGTTGCTGTACACATTTATGCCTAGTGCTGGGTTGCTTATATCTATTGACCCAAGCGCTCTATCTGGCATGCGGTTAGCAGATGTTTCAGACCTATCTTTAGTGTGCCAATCATTCATGGCTATAATCCTACTACTTAATCGGAAAGAATAGGGTCATGGGATCTAAAAACATCACCATGCCTTGGAAGATCAAGTTTGTCAAAATTGTAATCTGGTTCGCAATGTCTTGGGTTCATTCCGGTTGCTTCACAAAAAGCTAAGCACTGATCTTTTGTGACCTCTCCGTAGGGCCCTTCTAGTCTCCCGGACATGAGCTTATTTATCCTGAGCATAGTCTCATCCGATTGCTTCCAAAATGCATCTTTATGGAGGTCTGCCCATGGCCGATGGGATATTGTCCTAGAGGTGTCTTCGCCTGGATACATTTTATGGGTGTCGTGAAGATATAGAGGTTTCTGCGATGAGTACACCCTCCATCCTTTTGCCCAAGACCTAATCGTGGTAGAGATCTCATCAGCATGATATCCCATATCTGGATCCATAGGGACCTCTATCGCAAATTCTTTTGGGCCAAAAGTCCAGCTAAATTGGATATAACAGTCCTCTAAAATCTCGTCAGTGTCCGGTACATCGATTTGCAGCTCATTTGGAAACCCATATCCTGGAGTATAATCTTTAGATATCTCAGGCCTGTACCTGTTTACAGGTCTCTCTTCTAGATCAAGAGCAATAGTCTCATCTGGGTTGTAGTTGAACTGAGGGCCTGAAGCGGTGATTACTGCTTTTGGTGTGATAGCCCTAGCCTTGGAGTACTCGCTCATTAGATCTGTATCCCAGTGTTCAGCAAACCTATTATGACCGCAGGTGTAGAGCACAAAATCATAGTAGAGTTCGGTCTCTAAGGTTTTTCCTCTTGACCAGACTATTCCTCTAAACTCTGACAGGTCATATTTTTTAAAATCTAGTTGGTGCTGCGGGATAAAAGATAGATCAGCATGTAACTCGTCCCTAGACTGCTCTGAGATTACTGTAAATCTTAGGTCTTCGGGGCGATCCGATTTATCATAGCAATCCCTAACCGACTCCTCTAGGTATCTCTCCCTATAAGCAATCATGGAAACGAGTATCACGCTCATTTGGAATTTATTTCTTTATTTCTAACTTTCTTAGCTTCTAGTACGTCTTCTGGTATAGTCCAACACTCGTGGCACTCTACCTCTCCGTATGCTCTACAGTCCTTATTCTCTGCAGGAATATTGTCAAAGTAAGGGGCATTCCCTGCATGTTCGGCGTACCTGATGTCCCCGTCCCAGCGGTACTGGTCGATTGCTGTCTCGAAGGATTCTTGAGTTCCATCAAGATCTCTCCACCAGTGATCTGGCTTTGTGTAGATTGCAAACAGCACAACTATGTAAGCTTCAGGATCCCGTGATGGGAAAGCCGGCCTTCCATGTGCCTGCTGACAGGAAGACATAAAAATAGCACTGTTTTCTTGTTCAGAAAATAATTCTCCGTCAACCAACAGCCCCCAATCGTCTAAATTCTCCTTTATGACGCACATGTCCATGGTGTGCTGGCACCCATTTTGATCCATGTGAGTCCACAGATAAGGTATATTTCCCTCGTTTATCTGGTATCTACATGTGTAGTAAAAAGATAATTCTATATCTGGGTCTTGAAAATTTTCTCGAGCAAGTTTTAGGAAGGCAGCATCTATCTCTTCCGTAAAATGAACATTTAGCGTCCACCGACTAGCAATACTGTGATACCTGGTATCAGACCCTGGCCCCCAGTCCAGCCCTTGAAGCCGAGACTTTACCTGAGTAAATAGATGATCAGGTAGCGCATTAGGTACCGAAATGGCAGGTGGCACCTCAGGTAGGGGGAAAACTATGTGTTCGCTGTTGTCTGCAATGTTTGGCATATATACATCCTAACATAAAAAGAAAAGGCGACTAGATCACTCTAGTCGCCTGCTCCTTTTGAGCTTATTGCTCTTCGAACCCTGGAGGTATTGAGAAAATACCACTAAAGTACGGTGGGAAGAACGGTGGGA